TATCTCAGAACCAGCTGTAGTGTGAGGAGTAGAAATAGTCTTAGCAGTGGCGTTCTTAAGGTCAGCACGACTAGCCATACTACCCATAGAGATGTTGTAAACATTTGGAGCCTGAGCTTCATTAAGGTCCTTCACGGACCCCGCGTCTACTTCCTCACCATTGGTCAAGGTTAGTACTAAGTGTCCGTCAAAGTCAACAGAAGCGTCCTCAACGCCTACTCCTTCTTTGCCTTCTGCTCCGTCTTCACCGTCCTTACCGTCTTTGCCATCTTTCCCCGGTTTACCTTCAGGACCAGTGTCACCTTTAGGGCCTACGTCCCCTTTAGGACCAGCAACCCCAGCAGGACCCGTGTCACCTTTCATAGCCTTAACTTTGCTTATGCGGTCTTCAAGTTTACTCATTAAGCCGCTAAACTTGTCGTCAAGAGCTAGTAGCAGTACTTTAACGTCCATTAGGAGTCAACCGTGACATGAGTTGTTTCTCAAGCTCCGAAGACTCCTTATCCTTTAGTTCTTTGTCTGCTGCGTTTTTCTCTTGTGCCCCAAGTTGTCTTTCTTTGAGCAGCATGTCTGCAACTTTCAGCCTACGTTCAAACTCTTTGTCGTCTTCAGTTCCTTTACGAATATTCGTGGTGACTGCCTTGATACGGTCAATTTCTAACTCAGAAGGCATAAGCTGTGTTTCCATAGCCATCTTCTGTGCCCTTGACTGCGACTCAGCAGCCTGACTAGCTAAAGCAGCGGTCTGTGACTTCTGGAACTCAACCTGTGCCATCTGTGCTTCCTGAGCCATTTGTTGTGCTTCTGGGTTAGGCTCTAGTGCTTTCTGCAATGCTGAAATAAGTTCTTCACGATTAGACAAATTCATGTTGTCAATGATGGACTGAATCAAAGTATTGTACAAAGGTGAGTCTTTTTCCATAGTCTGCAGTAGTTGTACAAGCTGAGTTACTTCGTACTCTCTAGCAATGATACCCAAAGTACTACTTGCGTTAAACTTGTAGTCAGCAACAGGATAATTCTCAGGGTCAAACTGCATGTAACGATAGGCTGCTTTCTTGACAAAAGGAATCAAGAAGGACTGCTGGAAGTTAATCAGTGTGCGCTTATGTCGCTTAATAATAGCACCAAGAGACATACTAATGCCAGCAGCTGTAGCCTCTCCATTGACTGACCCCGCAATTCCAGCTGAGTCAACCGCACCAGTAGCCTGTTGTACCATCTGCTGTAAAGCACCTGCTTGAGCAAAGGTAATTTGACTAACTTGCCCAAAATTAAACGGCTGTAGTACTTCACGTGGGTCTCCACTGGTTAATATAATCTTACCCGGACGTACTTCAGGTTTAGACCCTCTAGGAAGTCTAGTTGCGTCCATAGCTAACATAGGATGGATCGTAAGACTTAAAGCGTCAATCCTAGCACGTAACTCAGTGTCAAGTGCTTTCTGAGAGTTGTAACCTTTTTCACATACGCCACGACCCCAGAACCTACCGGGAACAACGTCCCAAGGAAAGGCTACTACAGGTCTGTCCTGCATCATATAAGGGTTAGCTTCTGCTTTTAACAAGATGCCACCGTTGGCAACTACTATGACTGCTTCTACGTATCTAGACTTAGGCTTGTCTTCTAGCTCTTGTATTTCTTCGTCTTCTTCAGTTGTTGCTTCTTCAAGCATTTCCCTAGGAACTAAACCGTAGTACTTTGTGAGCCTAACCTTGTCATCACTGTAAATAGTAAGGTCTTTGTCAGGCTCTAAGTCTGTGTCAGTAGGAGCAGAACCTACGTATACGTCCTTGTAGACGCCTTGTTCCTGTAAGAGTTCTACGTGGTGTAAACTTACGAACTCATCTACTGCCACTCCCATAGCGTCTTCTATGCTTGTAGCAACAGGATCAATCAGGAAGTTCTGAGGTAGTACAGGCTTAAGTTTTACTTTGACACGTTCTGTGATGTTAACACCGACTGCTTGTAAGTCACCACCCATGATAGGCTGAGTAGCTGGGACCATCTCTTTCATTTCTTCGATGATAATCTCACCAACACCTGTGCCAAACACAGCAGAATTAATCAGACACTCCGCTACTGCTTTACGTACTTTACAGTCCTCAAAGTCTTCCGTGAGTTTGTTACGAAGAAACAACACGTCCTGACGCTCTGTGTCACCTGTGTTGTCACTAATGTCAAACCACTTGCCACGCCCAAAGGTAGCTTCCTCTAGCTCTGCTACGTTTGACTCAACGGCTTGTTGTAGTGCAGGAGAAATAATCCTAGAACGCTCTGACTTTCTGTCGCTGTCAGCAGGGTCCCAGATTCCTCTCCAGAGTCTGTAGTATTCATCAAACTTTTGTTCATGGTTAGATTCGTAGTAGTCACGCCAGTCTTCACACTTGGTCATGACCCAATCTTCAATAGACTCTTGCACCATCAAGGGGTCTGGTTCGTATAATTCACTCATGTTTTACTCCACCGCATCTATAAAAGTTTTAGCTGTTTTTGCTTTTTGCACTAAAGGATTAAAATTTTCTAGTGCGGTTCCTGTTTTATAGCCTCCTTTTGCATAAGCAAGAGCTTTTTCTTTAGAAGGCATTTGTAAAAAATTACCAGAAGTTATGGCGTTGTCCATAGCTTTTTGACTGTTTTTAAACTGAACTAATTTTTTACCGTCAAATTGGATAGTAGGAAAAACAATCCAGTTTCCTTTTTCATCTACCTCTGCTGCCATGCGATGAGTAGACACAGAGCCGTCTTTGTTTTTAATGTACGGGTACTTATCAGGATTATTGATTCTATCTACAAACTCTGGTTGTTTCTTTTTAGGCATGTTAGTATCCTGCTACTACATCTAAGATTTCGTGGTTGTCAGTTTCGTAGTCATAGTCATAGGCTACGTTTGCTAGTTGATCTATGTAAGCTAATGCGTCAACTAAGTCGTCGTGAGTTAGTGGGTCTGGGAACTGAAACAGCTGGTCTAAAAACCTAGAGTTCCATTCCCCTCTGTTTAAAGTTACAAAGCCATTCTCAAACCTGCCCTGCAACGCCCACATCACCCTATCAGTCTTCTTTTTGTTACCGTGGGTCAACTCTTCAATTCTGAAGAACGTCCCATGACGCTTCTGTAAGTCCATCAGAGGAGACATAACTGCTTGCTTTGCTATACCTCTTTCGATACCTACACTAACAGGTTCGTAGTCTCTCACAGCTTGAAAAATCTTAACCGCTGTTTCGTCAAGTGTCCACCTGCCGTATATAATGTTTTCTACGTACCAGCCATTAGGGTTAACCTTGACTACTGCTATTGCTGTCTCATCAAGTTTAGAGTTCTTGGTACGCTTCTTGTTGACTTCTTCAAAACCTGCTAAGTCAACTGCAATGTAGTAGTCTCCTTCTCCTACACCGTCATCAGCAAACTTTACCCACTCCTCTTTAAACATTTCTGACCCACGAGCTTCAAACGACGCCATAAACTCTTGACGAAACGCATAACTAGACATGGACTTTTTAGCAACGTCAATTTCATTAGGGTCCAGTACAGGGTTATCATAAGAAGTAAAGTGCCATGCTTTGTAAGTTTCGTCGTCACCTAAGTCTGCGTACTTGTACAACTCGTAGAAGTGGTTGCGACCCATAGGCGTACCTATGAACATCGCACATCCCTTTTGGTCAGCCAAGGCAGGTCTAAGGATCTGCTCAAATACGTCAGGCTTCATGTCTGCGTACTCGTCCAACACTAGGAACTTCAGTGACACACCACGCATAGTCTCTGGTCTGTCGGCACCCTTGAGGCTGATGGTGGCACCGTTGACCAGCTTAATCTGCAGGTTATTAATGTGACTACCTGAGATAACCGGGTTGCCTAGTTCCAGCAGAGTCTGCCACATGATGTCTCTAGCCTGACCCTGTGTTGGTTCTACGTAACACACATGGCCTCTTTCGGCCTGTAGTGCGTTCACAATCAGCATCCATGCAGCTAGTCTGGACTTACCTGTACGTCTACCTGCTGCTATAATCTTAAATCTAGTATTGTCTGCCCAGACCTGTTGTTGCCAAGGCAGTAACTCAATGTCTAAGTCTGTTGCCATCTATTAGTTGTAGTTGTTCAAAAAAGACGGTTGATTTACTAGGTTAAAAGTAAAGGCTACTTCTATGTCACCTGAAGATGCGGCCTTTGCCTTCACTACTTCTCCCTGATGTAAAACAAATATAGGAGTTTCCGACTGCCCACCTAAAATTTCTTTACTCCCTGAATTGATGCTTGTGCCATCAAAGAAGTACATTTGGTCTACACCGGCACTGTTTTCCCACCAGAGGTCTATGCTGTTAGTGCTGCCACCGTGATTAGCCACAAAGATATAATTGACGTGTAAAGTAAAACCATTGGGGATAGTGAGAACTGTTGTCTCAGCATCGTCAGTCAGTGTTTTATGCTGTGTGAAAAACATTAGTAGAGCCACATCACAGGAGAAGTCCCTCTTGTGTCCACGTGTGTAAATGTTTTAGCTAAGCCTATGCCTGTAAAACCTAGCTTTAAAGCGCGGTCAACAATGATGTATCTTTGGTAAGACTGTGTTACTTGGATGTCACAAGCAATGCCCTGAGCATGGGTCCCCGGAACTTCCTTGGCAGCTTCAATAGGATGTTCAATGGGGTGTCTATAACCGCTTGTTATGACAAACGGGAACCCACACTCAGCACGTAAACGATCTAGCTTCTTAAGGAACTCCGGTTCCATCTTGTTTTCACCAGTGACTTGGCAGTTGAACTCATCTAGTGTAAAAAACTCAAGATCCATCAACTACTTCTCCTTCGATAATGTCACTGTCAGCACCGCCGTGGGCTGCGTCGTTTACGTCTACAGCACCAACACCTGTTATGTTGATCTGTATGGCGTTTCTACCACCGTCCTTCACTACTTCTTTCTCAAATGCACCTACAGGCAGCATACGGTCCATGATTAGCTTCCATGCAGAAGCCTGATTTTTATGGTCGTTGTCCAGTGCAGCATCAAAAATAGTCTCAAGGACCTTTTTTGACTTAGGAGAAGCTAACATACGAGCTTTGTACTCGTTTATTATAGCAGCGTCACCCTTTGGTCTGCCTACTTTACCCTTATTACCGGGTTTTACAGCAGCTACTTCTGACTTACGGGGTCTGCCACGACCTCTCTTTTTAATTTCAGTGGTCATAACACAAATTGTCCCTAATTACAACTATAGTATAACATAAGTCTTCA